GTTTGTCGTACCGTACCCTGACCCTATGTTTGTCCGTTCTTTAAGACAAGTCCTTCTAATGTTTAAGAAGGTGCATAGGGAGTGCAAACCTGAGGCTACACTATCATCTTTCAAAGATTTCATCGAGATTGATGAGAAGTGTACCGTTGGATTATTCCCGGTTTGGGATAATCCTAGCATATTGGTACAACCAGTATGGAAAGTATTGAGCACAGGAGAACATGAAGTTTTCCCACGTTCATCTTTCCAACAGACCGATAGCTATGACCTTGATGGCCGTAGCGAAACGATCAACTGGAAGATATCCAGTAAAGCAATCGGTTACCCTTGTAACAAACCAGTATACCGCCGGTTGGCGAGATACTTCGCGGAAACTTTCGCGATTATTACAAGGCGCCTCGGGAGTTTGCATCTTGACGAGCACAGACCCCGGCATGGTACCGGGGCTGTCAGTGATGCGCCGTGGGGAGACAAGTATGCGTTTCCCACATGGTCATCGAAGCTCAGCGTCGTCTTCGACGAGGCAACTTATGCCTACCCAAGTTACAGCTACTATGAGCCCTGTCCGGATATGTCACGTTTCCGTGACGTTGATATGCCGGTTAGGGTTCTAGCTGTTCCAAAGACCCTTAAGGGTCCAAGGATAATTGGGGCTGAAGCTACGTCAAGGATGTTTTGTCAGCAGATACTTCGTGAGTACCTTGTGAAGGGTATCTCTGAAGCGTCTTTTGGCTCTATCAACATACAGAGCCAAACGCGCAGCCAACTGGCTGCAGTTCGCGGTTCCGTCGACGGATCGGTCTCAACGATCGATCTATCTTCGGCGTCCGACAGGCTGACAAACTCATTGGTGGAAGAACTGTTCGCGTGCAATGATGGCCTTTTACAGGCTCTTGCTGCAACGCGGGCATCGACCTACATGGTCCCGGAGCTTGATCGCTTCAAGATACATAGGTTGAACAAGTTCTCCCATCAGGGATCTGCTGTGACTTTTCCCGTTCAGTCCCTTTGCTATTATGCAATAAGTGTTGCAATAGCATTGGCTGAGCGGGACGAGCCGGTTACCGTGCAAAACATCGCACGTGTTTCTGAGCAGATTACGGTATTCGGAGATGATATCATTGTCGCCTCCGAACATTACGAGCCAACAATCCAGGCCCTTGAATTATGGGGCCTGGAAGTCAACGTGAACAAGTCACATGGACCGAGCACGTATTTTGTGGGCAGTACTTTCGAGTACTGTAACCACTTTCGTGAATCGTGTGGCATCGACGCTTTTAACGGCGAAGATGTCACTCCAGTCTATATACGTGACTTTCAT